TTGGTTTATACCAAAGTTCTATAGAACATTCACCATTTAAAATATTTTGTGCAAATGAGGTAGCAGTTGATGGTGCAGTAAAATCTAGGTAATTGTCAGCATTTGATGTTGCTGCAAAATTCCAAGACTTTCCACTTCCTATCAAATTTAATGGTACACCAGCATCTGATTGTGTTGTTTGTGTACCTCTAGCAAAAGTACCAGTTTGGTATCCACCATTAATTGATGTAGATGCAAGTCCATCATAATAATAAATATATGGATTACTTTGTCTTACTAATGAATAATAATTTGGTGTTACATAAACTGTATGGTTACCAGATTGAGCAGAAGCAGTAAATGGTGCTATAGGTAATTGAGGTTCAACTAAAATTGCACTTGCTGTCATTTCTAATGTTGACCATGATACATCAGATCCAGTAGAAATATCAACATTATTGATCATTTCAATATTAGCTGTTGGAACTACATCTGGATGTATCTCAATATTTGATTGTCCCAATATAGAAATAGATGATGGAAATTCTGCATTAACAATAATTGATGTGGTAATTTCTGTATGACTACCAGTAGAAACTGAAATAGTTGGATCTATCTGATTGGCAGATGCAGTTGCTGGAGTTTCTGTTATTGTTTTGTTAATTGCATTTCCAGCAGTCCAAATTTCAGCAATAGCAGTAGCATCTAATACAGAAGATGTTCCAAAGTGATAGTTTGAAATATTGATAGTATAATTATCTGTTTGAGTACTGGATGATCCAATAGACCAGGTTGTAGATGCAGTAGTTGAAGTTCCAGATGCTGAAGCAACTTGTGCACCGTCAATATATAAATAATACATAATTGAAGGAGATGTCACACGCCTTACTGCAATATAGTGCCATCCAGTATCTGTAATTGTATTAGAAGAATATGTTGTACTTAATCCACCAGCAGTACTAATTGAAAATTTTCCCCTATTACCAGTAATTGAATTTGTTGATCCATTATAGTTTATAGTTACACCATTAGCAGTAGAATTTCCAATTGATGCAATAATAACATTATTTACTGCTGGATATTTACTAAAACTAAACCAAAATCCAAATACCCAATCCCCATCTGTAACTCCTGGATATTCAGTAGATACAGAAGTAGTACTTAGTCTAGTATTTGATGATGCTGTTGAAGAAAAATTAAATTTCCAAGAACCAGCACCAGCACTTGGTCCAACCGAAGATTCATATATTGGTGGATATGATGTATTTGTAACACCATATGCATTTGTTACTGGAGTTACAGAACCAGTTCTAGTAGGATTTGAAGAATAGGTTTCACTCATTTCAATGCCACGTTCAATAGCATATGAATTGATTTTTGTATTAAGTGCAGAAGTCATAATAAAAAAGACTACGCCGTGACAAGCGTAGCCTTCCCTCCTATCAAAAGAGCGTCAGGGGTTATAGCCGAAAGGCTGTGCCCATTGATAGAGATAATGGTTGAACGTGAAAATGTCATAGGGCTAGGATTTTCACTTTTAACAACAAAAATTATACGAGCAACTGGAGTAGGCTCAACTAGTATAGCACTAAAGCTAACATTAATTGAACCTACTCCAATTACAGCGTTCATTATGCTACGGTAATCCTTACGATACCAGTAGCGTCCCAAGTAATAGTAAAGTTACCATTGCTTGAAGACTGGTCTGAACCAAAATCAACATAACCAATGAGTGGCTTGGTTGCGTTGGTAGACGGCGATGCATCGTAAATTACTGCATAACGAGCAGTAATTGTCGAAGAAGACCAGGTAACATCGTCAGCGTCAAGAACGATAACGTTAGTTGCACCATTGTATGAGTTAGTCTTGTTAGCAAGAGTAGCACCACCAGTGGTGTAACCAGTTCCAGTTACTTCGTAAGCAACAACATCATCAAGATAGTTATGTGCGTCCTGGTCTGGAGTATACGAGTTAGAAAGCAGAGCAACCTTGATGGTGTCTGTATCCCAGTCAATCTCCTTATTTAGTGCCTGAGCGAGGAATTGTCCATATAGTTTAGAAGCCATTTGTCAATTCCCCCTTAGTTCTTCTCTACGATAGCGAATGCAGTTGCATCTGCAACAACGAATCCACGACGTAGACGAGTCTTCAAAAGAACACCATCAGTAGCGAATTCTGCGTCACGAGAAACAACAGACTCAACACCCGAACGTACACCATTGATAAGCAAGTTCTTGTTACCAACAATTAGAAGTGGGTTACCAGTAGGTGCATCAGTAGCCGCAGTCGAACGAGCAGCACCGTATGAAACTACAAGTGGGTAACCAAATAGGCTACCTGGAGTACCAGCAATTGGGTTAGGAAGAACTAGATTCTCATTAACACCTTGCTTCATTCCACGAATAGCAGCTAGCATTTTTGGGTGAGCAATGATAACAGTATTAGCAGCATCAAACTTAGCTGAAGTTTCAACCAGTCCAATAGCAGCGTTAATGTGATCAAATGTTAGGTCACCAGCAGTAGCAGTAATGTTATCTTCAGCATCTTCAGCAACTGCACGGTAAAGTGAACGATATGGAGCAACGTCTGTACCATCTTCTGCAGTCTCAACACCTAGACATGCGTTGTCAAACTTACGTGCTAGACGAGATGCCCATTCACGCTTGTATACCGACAAAGTGTCAACTAGTGAGTCATTTACATCTTCCTCAGAAATGTGGAAGATCTTTGCATATTTCTTAGCAGTCAAAACTACTTCGTCCAAGGTAGCATTTGCACCTGGAATTGCAACACCTTCAGCAACAACTTCTGGTGCATCTGCAACGAAACGAGGAATTGACTTTGTACGTGATGCCATTGGCTCACGACGAGCGTATGATTCTACTGCTGAGTTAGCAAGCAGGTCCTGGATTACTGTAGAACCCTGCTCCTCAAGAATATAACCATTCGCTTCTGTTAGATCAATACGATTGATTGTCATTTTATCTCCTTAAGATAAATATAGTTATTTTTTATACAGGAACTGAATCGTCTAATTCATCCAAGATACTCAATTTATAAACGTCCATTTATAAAGAGTTCTGAATTAATTATATCACGATTTTATTATAGTTTACCTAGTATTTTAGCCGCCTGAAGCTCTGTAGCAGAATAAGTTGTACTCACACTTGCTTTAATAGCCGTATCAGCCTGCCCACCAACACGAAGTTTTGCATCAAATACTTCTGGTAGATCATTCTTTAATGTTTCAAATTGATCCTCAAATCCAATTAAATTAAAATCATCATCAAATGATAAATTATTAATATTAATAAATTTAAGAACTCTATCTGGATCATTAATTCCTTCAGTAGCAAGCTTCTGTATTAATTTTTGATTGAGAAGTTTACCACTTACTTGAGCAATTGCACTATCTTTTTCATTTAGAGCATTTTCAAGTTGTTCTGCTTGTTCACGATATTTTTTAGCATCTGACTTAGCACGTTCAAGTGCAGATAATACTGCCTTTGGATCTTCAATTACTACTTCTGTAGTTTCGTTAGTTTCCTGTGTTTCCAATTTGTCCTCCTGTAGACTGCATTAATACATTATTTGTATTAACATTTTGTGACATATTTGTTAGTGGTGCTTCTGCTGCTGCAATTTGTGCAGCAACTTCTTGATCATAACCCATTTCAACAAGAACTTGTTCAAGGGTAACTCCAACAACACGCTTCTTTACTGCAACTTCCCATGCATCAAGACTTGCAAGACTTTCTGCTGGTTCCCATTTTACATCAACATCGGATTTAATTCCAGACATTGATAATGCAAATTGCAATAGTTCTTTCCAAGCAGCAGTAAATGATACCTGACGATCTTTTACCTTTTTCTGTAAAGGTGCTTCTGCAGTACGCAGAGATTCACCAGATGGAATAGCTGTCTTTTCAAAATAATGTAATGGTGTACTTGTAATAGATGCCATAGATCTTACAAATTCACGAACTGGTTCTGTAAACACCTTGTAATCAGCAGGTGCAAATTCTCCAACTTTAGATACTCCATTTAGATACCATAGTTCTCCTGGGCCATTCTTCAAACGACCAAGATTTTCATCTACTGTACCTGACTCATTAAAGTCTTCATATTCAGCACCATTTCCTCCAGAAGATAGTGCGTAACGCTGCGGTGCACCTTGATAATCAACAGTTACCATGTGTGTAGCCATCATTTTATTAATAGCATCTTGTGGTCCATATGCATCTAGGTGCTCTGGACGACCATATTGTTTAGTTGTTCTAAAATGAAATACTGGAACCTGTCCCCATGGATTTTCTACAATACCAACTAATTTAAATGATGATGCAGAAACAATATTTTCAATTTCTCCAAAACTTTCATATTTTTCAATACGATCTGAATAATACATATTTAATTTTGCAATATTCTTTCCCTTAGAGTCAGATGTTTGCCACAATTTTGCTGCATAACTTTTAATACGAGGATTTTCATCATCATAAATAACAACTGTAGTTAATGGTGAATTATAGTCAACAGTTGTTTTACCAAATGAATCAGTCCAAACAATTGCATATGAATCACCATAAATAAGTGCATTTCTATGAATTTCACTAGAATCAAGTTCAAGTTGGTTGTCTTCCCAGACTTTAGTGAGTTCATCGTTTGCTTCTGGTGTCATGCCAGTAATATTGGCAATCTCAAGTCTATTTGATACTGCATCTACAACTGTTTTAGCAAAATTAAATCTAAAATGTTTATTGTCTTGTCTAAATAATTTTAGCCATACGTCATTTGTAAAAATTTCACGTTGTAGTCCATCGTAATATGATTCTGCAACTAGATAGTGATTTCTACGATTTATAATCATATCTAATGCTGTTTTAATATTTGACATATTATCTCCTTAAATAATTTATTTGTTTTGTTTCAAGTCTTACTGCTTTGTTATCTAAGAAGTATAGGATACCTGAAACAACTGAATCCAATACGTCTTCGTGGCTTACTTTTGGAAAAGCAAACATCTGTTCTTCAAGTACTGGGAAGTGAGTAGTATGACGTACTTTTCCTTGCTGATAGAAGTTCAATGCTTTACCTGCACGTATTTGCTTAGACAAACTTTGTGATTTTGACCTATATTTGGCTCTAACGTTCTTAAAAACGTCTTTCCATAGATCTCCACCTTGATTAACCTCAACATAGAGAACACCAACATCAAATTGATCAGCAAGATATTCTACTCGCTCACCAAGTTCCTGTGGAGACATTTTTACCTGTTCGGCATGTCTCACATATATATTAGTTTTACCCAAATCATCTATTCCTCTAGACAAGATAGCAATACCTGTATAGTCTGAGAACTTTCCCTTTGTTACCGCTGGGTCAATAGAAATAATGGTATTTCCATAGTCTTCAAGCTCTTCTATAATTATATCCTCATTTGTCCAGAAATTACCATCACTGTTAATAGGACGATTCATATAGTTTTTAGCAAAGTCACGAAGATGACGTTGAGTTTGTAGCCATTCAAGAGGCCATTTCTCTTCCCACACTGATCTTTCTGTGCCATCATCATTTGTCATGATAGCTGGATAATAGTGGGAAGTAACATTTTGATCTTTAATCCATCCAAGTTCTGGATCGTCATAGCCTTCTGCAAACTTACGGAATTGGTCCATAACAGAGTTAGGCATAGTTGTTGTACCAACAAAAATCATACGAGCATAGATATTCATAGGAGCAATGTCATCAAAAACGGTGTTTTTCTGCTGCCCAGCCTGATATTCAGAGTAGTTCTTTTCACCTTTTTCAATATCATCAAGAATAATTAGATCTGGACGCTGCCCAAACACCTTTTTACCAAGAGAGTTGGTGTCAATACCATTAGCATCAAAGATAAAGTCGTTTTCCTGAATGATACGCCATGAATTAGATGCCATAGCACGTCCAGATGAAGCCACAATCTTTGGTTTGCATAGTTCTGGATAGTCTTCAATTAGATATTCATTGGTTTCAAGTTCGTTTTTAAATGACATTAAGTGAGTTTCCGCCTGGGATGCAGCATCTGAAAAAGCAGCGATAAACTTTACATGTCCATGAGCAGCTGCCCACATAGGCAAAATTAAGAATATCCATGTGCTCTTTCCGCACTCACGAGGTGCGATAAATGCATCTCTATTCTGTTTTGGCTCAGTTGGCTTATGAATCCATGTTTTTCCATATTCAGCAAGATCAATATGAAATTCAGATAGGGTTATTTCGCCTTGTGCGTTCTGCAGATGGTGTGGAAGATATAATAATGCGAAAAGCATAGGATCATACTTTGTAAGCTCTCTACGGCCCTCAGAGAACGTTAGAAGTTCTACTGGGACATCCTTTAGGATATCTGAAGCTTGCATTTACTTCTTTTGACCACTCTGCTGTGCATAAATTGCTCTCATTTGATTAATAGCATCTCCACGTTTTGCATGACATCCTAGAATACGTCCAGAATCAGAAGATACCACTGCATATTTTCCTTTGCAGCCTTCTTTATCTTTAGAGAGAATTATTCTTGTTTTTGGCATTTCTTTTACCTCCAAAATGATCTAATACAAGTTCATACAGTTTATCCAGTTTTACATCTGTATTTTCCTGATGTTTTTTCATTATTTCAAAATCTTTTTCAAGACGAGTTACTTGATCTTTTATTGAACTACCACCATTTGGTTTAAGTTCTTTTAAAAATGTTGTTGCTAACCATTTTACTAATCCTGCTATAGCACCAATAATTGCTACTATGCCTCCTGCTATTGCACCTATTACTTCTGGAGTCATTTATAACATACTCCCATATTGAATTTTATTAGAAATATTTTTATAGAGTGGCAAAAAATAGAAAAATAAAAACAAATTGATACTGGGTACCCCATCCTTATCCAAATAATTATGCATTTATTGTCAAATCCTTGTTAATATTATTCTTCATAGCTTCATTTCTCATCTTTGCTTCATTTAATAGATCAACAATAGCTAAATCTGTTCCATCTTTCTGTCTATTTTCATTAATAACAGTAGATTTACCTTCAATAAGATTAATAGTTTGAATAGCTTTATGTACAGCATTTGCTAGTTTGTTCAATTGATCAGGATCTAATGTATCTTCCATTAGTGTTTCTACACATCTATCTAATACTGTCTGTGCAGCTATTAGTTTTTCTTTATCAGTATAGAATGCTCTTGTATCTACCGCCATTTTTGCCAAGGTGTCCATAGTTGGCATGTCTAAACTACGCTGTTCAAACCATTTCTTAGCTGTATGATAACTCTTAGGATAATTAAGATATCTAATAGCTGGAGATATACCCATTTCTTGAGCATGTTCAATAAATGTTTCTATTTGTTCTTCTGTAAATGTTGAATATCCCATTATTTGGACATCTCCTTCATATTTTAAATATTACGACACGCATTTGATAGTATTCCTATCTAAATAACATATCAAATACTATCTTTTTCAAATAACTCTTCTATCAAATCAGATAAATCTGCATCTAATGGCATTTTAACTTCTATATATGTAGTTGATTCATTATCAAAGAATTGTAGTGTAAAGCTTAATGTTTGATCTTCATACTCTAGGTCTTTTGCATATGGGAATAATATCATTTACTTTAAATTCCCTCCAAATTTTACTAGTTTATGCATCAATGTAATATTGATGTTTATAAAGAAAGGGGAAGGCTAAGAGGTGTCAAAACCTTCCCCAATCTCAGGATATCTCTATGTATGGCAACAATTGAGATATTTATATTATACCACTATTTAATTTTCTTTTTTGCTTTTTTAACATACTCTGTCCAACATGGTTTGCAATATGATAAATGACCATCAGCAGAGTCTCTACGAATACCAAATTGTCCAATAGGCTTTCTATTATGACATGCTTGACATTCTTTGCTATCTCTTATAATAGTTGGTCCATTGTTCTTTCTACGTACCCTGGCTATTTTATCCATATCTTTTTGACATGCCTTACAATAACCTTGTACACCCTGCTTTGATCTAGTTAATTTAAAATAATCGTCAAGTAGTTTGATTTCTTGACACTTGGGACAATAACGTGTATTCAACCCTTTTTTCTCCAATCCCCATTCTCAACCGTCTTATCCTTATGGCAATTAACGCATAACGTTTGTAGATTTGACGGTTTGTTATTTGATCTATCTCCATCTATATGATCAAGATGTAGGTCTTTCTTTTTCTCTGGAACCGTACCACATTTCTCACAATATCCTAACTTAGTTGCTAGTCTTGATTGATAGATACACTTATAGCATTGGGTACGATATCTACGTCTACCATAGTTGTCAATACCCTTGCTTGCTCGCTCACCACCACATTTACATAATCCAGGTTTAGTTGAACCACCAGTGGTATTCTTTGATTTGTTATCAATAAATCCAATTTCTTTAAGTGGATTACCACATGATTTACACATGCCATTCTCTAGCATAATAGATATTAATTGACAATTATCACACCAATAAATTTTATTAAGTTCCATTACTTTAATCATTTCTATTCTCCTCATAAATATCCTTAAACCTAGAAAGTTATATCTAAGTTCTATATAATTATATCATATATTTAATATTTATTGTATATTTTAGATATAAATATCCATACCCCAGTGCCTTAAGACAGTCTGTCTTGCTGTAGAGTTTTTCTTCTTGATTATATATATACCCTCACAGTCACACGGCATATATCTGGGGTCCTTGGTATCCCAAGGTTCTTATTGATACTAAAGGACTAAGGAAAGAAATGGAAAGACACCTCATTAAATACATAAAATCAAGACATTATGTAAGTTTATCCAAATAGAGAGATTATTCTGATCTACAGTCTCAGAGTCATAAACTGTCTGAATATGGAAAATGGAATCCAGCTCTAACCTGGGATATCATCGCTTTATTAGGCGGTACTGTTATCTTTTAAGTCTGTTTCGCTGTCAAGACTTATCGCTAAGATATATATATTATATCATACTTTAATAAAAAAAGGGACCCAAATCAGCGAAAATCTGGGTCCCTGCTCAACGTCTTATATGCCTATAAAGAGTGACGGAGCTATTAATTTATGAGGTGTGTGGATGTCGGATCCACCATATAATTATAGCACATTTTTATATTATTCTTCAATAGGTTCACCAGTATCTTCATCATATTCTTCACCATCGCCACCCTGAGCCGCTAAATCGGCAGCTATAGCATATGCTTCAGACATTATTTGATTTCCAGCCTCAATTATTTCACCAATAAAATCACAATAAGGAGAGCAATCTACATCTTGCCAACCTTCTTCAACACTTGCTTGTGCAGCATCTTCAAAATCAGGAATTATAATTTCAACTGCAGCAGATTGACCTTCATTAGCACACATATCTTGCATTTCTGATATTGCGTTGTCTAATGATTCTGAAATAATACCTTGACCTAATATAGATGATATAAAAGATGCTTCACTGCTAAGTAATCCCATTATAGAGTTCCTTGAAACTTAACAGCTTTCATTCTATAACTTTCAATATTATTAAATGCATTTAGTATTGGTTCAAGATTATTAATTTGCCAAGCTATATCA